TAGAGGATACAATGATTTTGAACCAGCTACTGTGGTTACAAAGAATGAACTAAGTAATCTAAAGAATACACTTCTGGATGATGATAAAGCAACACAACCAGCTAATGGATGGACTAATCTAGATGACGAACTAATCTATCCTTCTCACTTAGATGGTGAGAAAGAAAAACCTAAATATTACCCTCCTCATTTAGAATCTAATCCAATACTAGATGCAGCTGAGGATGCTCTAGGTTTAGCAGGTGTTTCACATGCATTCACAGAAGATGACCCAGTAAAAGATTTAGAAGAAGACTTAGAAGAAACTTTAGAAGAACTAGACGACGATACAGAGGACTTTAACGAATATACTTCTGACGCATTCAAGCGATGGGAGAGCATATATAATACTCCAGACTCTCCAGCACTTACAGCAACACAAGCTAAACAAGGAGCTAATTTAGCTTCTAGAGAAATTAATAGACTTAAGAAGTCTCTTAAGAAAGCTAAAGCTGAGTCTAAAGAAAAAATACAAGATAGAATTGACCAGGTCACTAATATAAAAGATAGGTTATCTCAATAATGTCTAAGATAGGACAACTCTGGGATAGTGTTCTAGATTCTTGGGAGGAAGGAAGTCAATGGTTAGATGATTTTGATTTAACTCCTGCTCCAATAAAAGCTATGACAAATGATATTTTATTTAATTCAGTAATTCCAGGTAAATTACAGAATAAGTTTGAGTTTGATGAAGACTTTTTTGCAGACAGTGACTTAGAGTTTATAAAAGAGCAAGTAATGGCTAGGGTCAAAGAAACAGGAAAAACTAAAGGAAACTTTGAATATAAACATTATCCATCAGGAGTAAGAAGTGTAGAAAGACATGGAGGCTCTGTTACAGATATCTTTACAGACCCTGAACAAAGAGTAAAAAAGACTTTAGGACAATTTGGTTATGAAGTTGTAGATGGTCAAATTAGAATAACAGACCAGTTTAATTTTAATGATGCTGATGAAAATAAACAAGATATATCATTAGCAGAAAAGTTAAGAACTGTTAAAGCAGATATAGAAGAGGAAGGTTTAAAATCTAACTATGGAAAAGTTAGAAAAGTAGCACAGCACTTAGGTTCTCCTGAAGGACAAGGTACTTTGTTTAATCTTAAGATAAAATAATGACACAGATTAATGTTAAGTTACATGAAAAACAACGAGAAGTATTTGATGATGAACACAGATTTAGAATTGTTGCTGCTGGTCGTAGGTTTGGTAAGTCTAGGTTAGCTGCTTGGTTGCTTCTTATTGAAGCATTACAGAGCGAATCTAAAGATGTATTTTATGTAGCACCTACATTTCAACAAGCAAAAGATATTATGTGGGGTGTTCTAAAAGAATTAGGTAAGGATGTTATATCTGCAGCACATGAGAATACATCTGTACTAACTTTAGTTAATGGTCGTAAGATATACTTAAAAGGAGCAGATAGACCAGATACACTTCGTGGTGTAGGTCTACACTTTTTAGTTATTGACGAGTATGCAGATATTAAGCCTAATGTATGGGAACAGATTCTAAGACCAGCATTAGCAGATGTACAAGGTAAGGCATTATTTATAGGAACTCCTAAAGGTCGTAACCACTTTTATGAGCTATACAAGTATGCAGAAGAAGGTAAAGACGAGGACTGGAAAGAGTTTCACTACTCATCATATGATAATCCATTAATCCCAGAGTCAGAGATAGAAGCAGCAAAGACCTCAATGAGTGGATTTGCATTTAGACAAGAGTTCCTTGCTAGTTTTCAAGCAGCTTCAAGGGACATATTTAAAGAGGATTGGATAGAATATGGAGAAGAAGAAGATGAACCTGAAGATGGTCGTTACTACATTGCAGTCGACTTGGCTGGATTTGTGTCTGTGGATAAAGAAGCAGGTAACAAGAATAGGAAACTGGATGAAACAGCTATTGCAATCGTTAAAGTTCACAAAGAAGGATGGTGGGTCAAAGAAATAAGACACGGAAGATGGGACATACAAGAAACTTGTAGAGAAATCTTTAAAGCAGTACAAAACTATATGCCATCTAAGATTGGTATAGAGAAAGGTTCTCTTAAGAATGCAGCAGCACCATACTTAAATGATTTAATGAGAGAAAACAACATGTACTTCAGGATAGAAGACCTGAATCATGGTAACAGAAGAAAGAGTGAAAGAATTATATGGTCGTTACAAGGGCTATTTGAAAATAGGAAAGTTACATTAGAAAGGGGTGATTGGAATACACCATTCATTGACCAGTTAGTAAACTTTCCTAATAGTCAGTTACATGACGATTTGGTAGATGCATTAGCATATATACAACAGATAGCACAAGTAGAGATGTCTTTTGAAGATATAGATGAAGAATATGAAGCCTTAGACATGGTTTCTGGTTATTAACTAAGAGGAATACACAATGGCACAGTATGAAACAGATAATAAATTAGTTTCTTGGATACAAGGACATCTAATGGACTGGAGAGATAGTCGAGATGAAAACTATTTAGAGAAATGGAAAGAATACGAAAGACTGTGGCGAGGTGAATGGGACTCTGGAGATAGATTAAGAGAGTCAGAAAGAAGTAGACTAGTTTCTCCCGTCCTTCAAGAAGCTATTGAGAACCATGCATCAGAGATTGAAGAAGGAGTCTTTGGTAATGGTGATGATTTATTTAGTATTGATGACGACCTTATGGATAAGGACGCTAAAGATATTGAATATATGCAACAATACATGAAACAATGTTTTAAACAAACAGGATTACGAAAAGCAGTAGGTGATGTTATTCTATTAGCTTCTATATATGGTACAGGTATTGGAGAAGTTGTACTTCGTAAAGAAAAAGATTTAGTACCTGCTACAGAAGTTATGGAAGATGTAGACTCTGTAGCTATTGGTACAAAATCTAAAGAGAAAGTTACAGTAACTCTAAACCCAATTAGTCCACAAAACTTCCTTATCGACCCTAATGCTAACGATATTACAGATGCAATGGGATGTGCTGTAGAAGAATTCGTATCTGCACACCATGTAGCTAAAAATATAGAAGATGGAGTGTATTTAGAAGCTGATTTAGGTGGAAGTGCTCCAGATGAAGCAGATTTAGACGAATCTTGGATAGATGAAGACTATGACCAAGATAAAGTTAAGATTGTAAGGTATTATGGTCTAGTTCCAGAGAAATTAATAGATAATCCTGATAGTGGCATGACATATGAAGGAACTGGAGACATATTACAAGAATATGGCAATTTAGTAGAAGGTATTGTAGTAATTGGTAACGATAATGTACTTCTTAAAGCAGAAAGAAGTCCATATATGATGAAAGACAGACCAATTGTAGCATATCAAGATGATACTGTACCTAAGAGATTCTGGGGTAGAGGAGTAGCAGAAAAAGGCTACAATATGCAGAAAGCTATTGATGCACAGTTAAGAGCACACCTAGATTCACTAGCTTTAACTACTGCACCTATGATGGGTATGGATGCAACACGTTTACCTAGAGGAGCTAAGTTTGAGATTAGACCAGGTAAAACAATACTTACTAATGGAGACCCAAGAGAAGTTCTACAACCATTTAAGTTTGGTGTAACAGAAGAGTCTAATTTAGTAACTGCACAAGCATTCCAAAAGATGTTACTACAAGCTACTAATACTTTAGATACTCAAAGTGATGTTAAGCAACCTACAGGAGGAGAACTCTCTGTAACCCTAGCTACCATACTTAAAAAGAACAAACGTACACTGGTGAACTTCCAAGACAACTTCTTGGTTCCATTCATTACTAAAGTAGCACATAGATTTATGCAATTTGCTCCTGAGCAATTCCCAGTAGCAGATTATAAGTTTGTAGCTAACTCTTCTCTAGGTAATCTAGCTAAAGAAGTAGAACAAGTACAGTTTATTAACTTACTTAAAACACTAGGACCTAGCAGTCCTGTAGTACCATTGTTGTTAGATGGTATAGTTAAGAACTCTAGTCTTGATAATAAAGTTAATATACAAGAACAATTACAAGCTAGTCAACAACAAGCACAACAACAAGCTGCACAACAGCAGCAAATACAACAAGCTCAAGTTCAAGCAGAGTTACAGCTTACTCAGTCACAATCTCAAGAGAATATGGCACAAGCTCAGAAGTATCAAGTAGATGCACAGATGATGCCACAAGAAATACAAGCTAAACTGATGACAGCTCTAGCAACTAACTTACCTAGTGAGTCAGATGAGCAAGAGAAAGAATTCCAGCGTAGAGTTAAGACTGCTGAATTGATGTTAAAAGAAGCAGAGCTTAAGATTAAAGAGCAAGATATGAAGGAAAATTCTAACATAGTCAAGATGCAAATGCAACAGAAACAAAATAAAGCTTGACATTTGATTAATTTTATGGTATAATATATATATATGGACAAAGAATTACAACAGTATTATGAAGATAGATTTACAATGTTTACTACTAAAGGATGGAAAGATTTAGTAGAAGATATAGAAAAGATAAAAGATAGTATTAAAGTAGAAGATATACAAGATGAAAAAACTTTATTTGCTCGTAGAGGTGAATTAAGAATCATGAACTGGTTAATTAATTTAAAAGATG